CCTTAAAAGTATATTCGCTTTATTTAAGCTCGTAATTATTCAGGAAAACAATACTGATATTTATGTTAATACTTTAGTAGATTATTATTCGCAAGGTAGATTATGGGATGTAACAAAGTACATTGATTTTGATAGTTACGACGTAAATCGTGGCGATATTTTAAACGAAATAGATTTCAGTTTTACCGAGCCTACAACCTTGTTAAATAAACAATTTGAACTTAACACGGGATTAGGTTACGGTGATGAAGAATTAAAATTGGCTGACGAAAATGGGGATTTATTAGATGGTAAAAAGTTGGAAGTAAAGCCACAATTTGAGCAAATGGTCTACGAACGATTACGGGATGTAGATACGGGAGAGTTTACAAATATTATGTACGGACTTTCGGCAGATGAAACGTTACAGCCTAAAAATCCAAAAGGACATATTTTCTATAACAATAGAGAAAACGTAACAGAAAAACCATTTAAAATTAGGATTAATGATGCTGGCGATACGGGTCAATTTATTGGATTTCTAAACATTCCTTCGCACACTTTAGGGTTTGTTTCCCCTCAATACTCTACAATATTTGGCGAAGAGTTCAACGAATGGGATGGGACGCTTATATCAAACACGTTATACACGAACTACTATAAAGATTACATTGAATCAATCTTTAATATTAAAAGGCGGAATTTTAGCTTTAAATCGATTTTACCTTTACAGATATTATTATCGGTTCGATTAAATGACGTTTTAAAAATCAAAGAAAACTATTATCGAATTGATAAGTACACGGCAAATATCACAACAAAAAATGTGCAGTTAAATTTAATCAACTCGTTTGACAATACAATTAATCCATTTGCCACAGATGGAACGATATTTTTTGCACGTGGCACAAATCAAACAATTTTTGTAAAAGGAAATGATACATTTACAGTTACTTTGGTAGATAGTCCTTCATGGGCGAGTTATACAATTGATGGCAGATTAATTAATATTGAATTAGATCCAAATCATACTGGATTAGATAGAGGTGTTTCAGTAGAAATTGAAAGCGATGCAGAAATAATAACGGTACAAGTAATTCAATTTTCAGGAACAGTAAGAACGGACAATAATATAATAACAGTTGATACAACTTTAATAACAGCAGACAATGGCTAAGCAAACAATCGGAATCGGAACAAGTGCAAACGATGGCACGGGCGACACTCTAAGGGTGGCAATGAATAAAACAAATGAAAACTTCACGGAGGTTTATAAATTCACGGGGTGGCAGTCAAGAGTTAATACGTCAACTGTATCACTTTCGGCAGCTACAAATAACCTAATTACATTTACGGGAGCAACAGAGGGAAATAATTCTTTGAGCCTATTAGATGCAAATAGTAGAATTACACCGATAACATTAAACGATGTTGTGACAATAGATTTCGCTTGCACATTTATCACTCCTTCAGAGAGCGACCATTACGCAACCATTTCTCTATTCGTTCCGGGCGCTGGATTTTATAGAAGTTTTACCCACGTTTTAATAAAAGGAAGTGGCAACGATGACGAATTTTCGGTTAGCTGGGCGGTACCAGTTGGAAGTCAATTTTTGGCAGAGGGTGGTGATATTGTAATAGTTCCCGATGTGGCTTGTAGTATTAAAAACAAATATATTGCAGTAACTAGAATACACAAAGGGCAATGATAAGCGAAATAATCACACTACTTCAAAAGCATAATTATAAAGGTGCTGGCGATTTTACGGAAATTGCAAAGGGCAAAAATGAACTTGGTAACGAATTTCAAAAAATAAAAAGATGGTTATTGAAAAAGTTGTAAACGTAAAAGTAAAAGAGCAAGGCTTTGACGACTTAAATGCAAAAGTTCAAAGGCTAGAAAACTCTTTGGAGGATTTAGAACAACAGAATGATTCTCTTCGCTCTTCGCTTGCTAATTCGGGCAAGTCTGTTTTAGATAACGGTGGTGCAATGGGTATCTTAAACGAGGTAACGGGCGGGCTTGCTATGACTGTAAAAGATGCAGTTGAGGCAACAGACCTATTTACTAAATCTACAAAAGCACAAACCACATTCCAAAAGATACAGACGGCAGTAATGGGGACGAGTACGGGAGCGTTAAAGGCTTTTCGTATTGCGTTAATCGCAACGGGGATTGGTGCTATTGTTGTGGCTTTGGGTTTATTAATTGCAAACTTTGATAAGGTTAAAAAAGTTGTAATGAATTTAATTCCCGGACTTTCAGCAATCGGTGATTTATTTGGAAGTTTAATTGATGCTGTTACAGATTTCATTGGTGTTACTTCCGATGCGACAAGAGCCTTAGATAAAATGGTTGAGGATTCCGAAGCGAGTTTAAAAAGAAGCGAGCATTTTTTAGAGGCTAATGGCGATAAATATGATGAGTACACCAATAGAAAAATAAAAGCAAATATTGATTATAATAAAAAAGTTAAAGAATTAGCTGAAGATGAATTATTAACAGAGGAAGAAAAATTTGCAAGGCTAAAAGATTTTAGAGATAAGGCAAACCGTGAAATTATTCAAGCCGATAAAGACCGTGCTGATAAGCTAGCAAAAGCAAGACAAGATGAACGTGATAAAATAAATGCTGAAAATCAAAAAGCAAGAGAAAAAAGAGAGCAGGAAGCAAAGGAAAAAATGCAAAAGGATTTTGAGGTTGCAATGGCTGGAGCGGAAGCGGGCAGAAAATTTGACGAAGAGCAACGGGCAATCTTTGAGGCTAATAAAAAACTAGAAGAAGAAGAAGAAGAAGAAGCGTTAAACAAAAGTATTGAAAAACTTGTAAACAGCACACGGGAACGGGCAGAAATTCAAAGGCAATTAGAAGAGCAGGAGTTAATGGCACGTGAAGCGTTTGAGGCTTCAAAGTTCCAAATAGTAGACCAAACTTTATCATTGATTGCAGGCTTAGCAGGCAAATCAAAAGCGGTTGCAACGGCTTTGCTTTTAGTTGAAAAAGGATTGGCAATTAGTCAAGTAGTTACAAATGCTTCTAAATCAATCGCAGGAATGACAGCAGCGGATGGATTAGCTAGCCAATTAATAACGGCAAAGTATGCGTCTATTCCAGGAGGACAAATTGCAGCAGCAGCAGAAATAGCGGGCAACAAAGCATTACTTGCAAAAAATATTGGGGTGACAAAACTTTCGGCCGGTTTATCTATTGCAAATATTTTGGCACAAGGTATTGGAAAATTAAGCGGTGGCGGAAACTTAGGCGGTGGCGGTGGAGATACGGGTGGCGGTGGCGGTGGTGCTACTTCCGCTCCTTCCTTTAACTTAGTAGCAGGAACGGGAACAAATCAAATAGCTCAAAGTTTAGCGGGTCAAAATCAACCTTTACAAGCGTTTGTTGTTGGTAGTGCAGTAACAAGTCAGCAGGAATTAGACCGTAATCAGATAGATACGGCAAGTTTGTAAGGTTTAGTTAAACTAGTTTAAACCTTAAACTAATGAAAAAATATCTATAAAAAACTAAACCCCTAACCAATTAAGGAAAGGGGCTTGTCTATAGAGTAAACCACAGGCACGTGAAATACTATGAGATAGATATAATTTTTAAATAAAATTTAAAAAAGCAGAAGATGCAAACTACTTTTTGTTTTTAGTCGGATGTTGACTTTGTATAACAAACAAAAAAACCCATCCAAGAACGTTTCATCTTTTTAACTAGGCAAATTTACTACTTATTTTTTAATAAACAAGCAAAACTGTAACAAAAAGTTAATTAATTAGTTTTAATAAAAACAATACTAAAATGAAAGCGGAAGAAATAAAATTACATTTTCAAAAATTGAATGAGCAAAAGATTGAATTGAATTTAGCAAATGATTTGTTAAAAACATCTGATGCTGTGGTTTCTTCTATTAAAAGAGCAGATAACGCTTGGAAATCATATCAAAATTATTTAACAGGTGCAGACAGACCTTTTAAAGAAATGATGTCATCTCGCCAAATATTAGATTCAAATTATTCAAAAGCACAATCAATAATTTCATCAGTAGAAAGACAAGCAAAAGAATTAGGTGTTGATGCATCAACTTTAAAAGGATATACAGCTTTAAAAAATGGATTTACACAAATGAATGATATGTTTAAAGTAATAGATAGTTTTAAAGACCCAAGTTCATTCCAATAATATGAAAACCTATTTAGCAAAATTTAACCCTAAAAAGAACGGAGGTGTTTACGCAATTTCTCTAGTTGAAAACCCAGCGATGGAAGGCTTATTTATTGCTCTGTCAAAAGATGAGCCTATTCAACTAAAAGAAGTAGATGCTGAAAAACGTATTTTGATGGGTTTAGTTTTAGAACCTAATAAACCTATTTACAGAAATCAAGGAGGCGAAGAGTTTCAAATCGTTTTCGATGAAAAAACAATCGAAGAACTTTCACACTCTTTTTTCAAGTTAGGTTATCAAGGCAATTCAACAATTGAACACGACCCGAAGCAACAAATACAAGGAGTTACTTTTGTTGAAAGTTGGATAGTTGAAAATCCTGAAATTGACAAATCAACAAATTTTGGATTTAGTTATCCTAAAGGTTCGTGGATTGCAACAATGAAAGTTGACAGCGACCAAGTTTGGAACGATTATGTTAAGACGGGTAAAGTGCAAGGATTTAGTATTGATGCGATGCTATCCTTAGAAGAAGTAAATTTAAAATCAATTATAAACATGGCAAAAGAGGAAGAAAATAGTTTAGTACAACTATTAAAAGACCTACCCAACCAAATCAAAACCGCTTTAGGATTGGATAAAAAAATTCAATTAGGCTCTTTGAAAACCGAAGACGGTAAATTAGAGATTATGTTCGATGGCGAAATGATGGCAGTTGGTGGTAGAGTTTACGTTATGGCGGAAGACGGTCAAGAGGTTGCTGTTCCTGCTGGCGAGTACGTTTTAGAAAATGGAAACACGCTAGTTGTAAAGGAAGATGGAATTGTAGATTCTTTTATTGAAGCTACACCCGAAGCACCAGCCGAAGAAGCACCTGCTGAAATGGCAGAACCGGAAGCACCGAGCGAAGGCAAAGTTAATCAAGATGAAAAAATTGCAAGTGAAATCGAAAGTGCAATTAAATCAATTTTGATTAAATACGCAGAGCAGGCAGAACAAATCACTCAATTAAAAGCACAAATTGAGGAAATCGGAAAACAACCAGCATCAAAAGGGATTAAACAACCTGAAAGAAATGAAGCGGTTGCTTTAACAAAACAAGGTAGAATTTTAGAAACAATTAGAAAACACAATTAATTATGTCAACAACAATTCTTTACGGAGATGAAAAATTGGCTTTAGTAGTTGAAACAATTACGGGAGCAAAAACACTAACTGCAAGCGATAGCGGTAAATCATTCACACTATTAGCATCAGCAGGAGCAGAAGTAACATTGCCAGCAGTGGCAGTAAAAGGGTTTAAAGCAAGGTTCACAGTAGGTCAATTATTCGCTACAACTAACTGGACTTTAAAATCAGCGACAAACATCATTCAAGGGTCTGCAAATGTAAACAGCGTATTAGTTCCTGGAGCAAATGAAAACACAATTTCTTTTGTTGCAACAGCTGATTCAGTAGGCGATTACATTGAAATTTATTCAGACGGAACAAACTTCTACGCTTACGGAATTGGAGCGTTAGCAGGTGGAATTACATTTACAGCAGTATAATTAATAATAATAAAAAGAAATGGCAACAACTAATACAGTAACATCAAACTACGCTGGTAAAGTAGCGGGTGAGATTATCGGAAAAACATTTAAGGAAGCGGACACATTAAGATTGAATCTTATTACTTTAGCTCCAAATGTTAATTACAAATTGAATATGCGAAGAATCCGTTACACAGACGGGACTACTGCTTATTCATGTGGATTTACTCCACAAGGTGCAATCGTTTTAAATGAAAGAATTTTAGAGCCGGTTAAACTAAAAAATGATTTCCAAATTTGTAAAGAGGATTTCAGACAAACATGGTCTGAGGATTCAATGGGTGCAAGTGCAGGAAATGACAACGCTCCAGCTGACATTATGGAAGCTATTCAAGTGGAAATGTTAGGAGAAACAGCAGAGCAAATCGATGCTAAAATTTGGCAAGGCGATGCAGTTAATCCTGATGAGTGGGATGGCTTCATTAAATTATTTGCTGATGATGCTTCGGTAATTAAAGCAAACAACGGAATCGTTCCTGCTGGTGTTGCAATCACAGAGGCGAATGTAGAGGCGGAATTGAAAAAAGTTTTAGGAGCTATTCCAATACCTTTAAGACGTAAAACTGTACAAGTTGCGGTTAGTCCTGATGTATTTCAGTCTTACTGGTTTTACCTTGTTTCTAAAGGAATTGCCAACACTGGGGTTGCTGATGAGAAACAAGTACGTTTTGGAAAATACACTTTAACCGAAGTGAACGGATTGCCAGCAAACACAATCGTGGTATTTGAAACTAAAAACTTAGTTATGGGTACTGGTTTAGAAGCTGACTTCAATCAAATCTCTTTAGTTGATGAGGATGAAATCGGATTGTTAACCGGACAAGTTAGAGGTAAAATGGTTTACTCAGGAGGAGTTAACTATTACAACTCTGAGGATATTGTTTGGTAT